CGACTCGATCGATGGCCCGCTCCAGTTCGCGGCGTACCTTGGGCGCCTCGTGCTCGCACGCCTCGGTGAACCAGCCCTCGGCCTTCGGAATCGACTGCCTCACACGCGGCCGATGCGCGAAGGTTGGGTGCTCGACGACACCGAGCTTGTCGATCGGGTAGAGCTGATCGATGCCGGTGGCAACGATCTTCACCGACGGGTTCCCGCCGCCCGAGCGGAGCACGATGATGCGGGCCGCAGCCACCAACAGGTTCAGCCGGCCGCGCTTCGGCAGGTTCCGCAACGCCGAGACGTGCGCGGCGTCAACCATCGACTCCGCGCCCTCCTCCAAGCCACGCTGCAGCTCATAGCGGAGATCCCTGGCCGCGGCCCTCTCGAAGGCGCGCGCTATCTGCCGCGCCTCCCGCCCACCACGGATCTCCAAGTCACCCATCAGGCCGTCAGCCTCTGGATGCCGGTCTGCGCAGCGTTCTTGAACTCGGCCGTCAGCTGCGAAGGCTCACCGATCTCGCCGCTGAGCGGGCTGTAGGTGAACATCAGCGCCGACATCACGTAGGCCGGGTTCGTCGCCGAGCGGGCAGCCGACGTGGCGCGCACCTCGACCGTGACCGGGGTGTTCGAGCCCCACAGCGGGAACAACGTCGCATCCACGCTGCCCAGCGCGAAGTCCTGGAAGAACCTCATCTGCATGTTGCCGGTGCCCAGACCCTTGCCGGACACCTTGTTGACCGCACCGAACGCGGTGAAGTCCTTCTCGTCCTTGGCCATATCGACCGCGACCTGGTTCGCGTGATCCGACAGCGTCACACCGTTGATCAGGATGAACGCATCGGTGAGCGTGAAGACCGCCATGACCTACTCCTTCTTCCTCTGAGCAGCCTTCGCTGCCGGCTTGGCATCGACGCGCTTGAGATGGCCCCCGTCGATCAGGACCTGCTCGTTTTCACGCAGAAGCGCGAGTTCGACCTGGTCGCCCTGCGCGCCGGCCGCGTAGTTGGTGGACGTGATCTCGTACCGGCGGGGCACGAGTTCGACCAGGCCGGCGGCCAGCAGGTCCTTCTCCTGGTCCGGCGTGAAGTCGGCCTCGAATACGCCCTCGGCGAACATCCCGACGGCGGCCGGCGTCAACGCCCGGTAGGTGTTCACGGCGCCTGCAGCTTGAAGCAGCCGACCGTCAGGTTCGCCGAGGCGTCGTAGGTGATCTGGCACAGCCCGGTGGTCGGGTCCTTGAACAGCGCCGAGATCGGGCCGACCAGCTTGTCCCCCGTGGTCGCCGGCACGTTCACGACGGGGTTGGTGTAGGTGACGTTCGGGTAGGTCGATGCGCCCGCCGGGATCGCCAGCGTCACGTTCCGCGCCGCGGCGTTGGTGTTCTTGAAGTGCAGGTAGATGTCGTCGCCGACCTCGCAGGCGTCGCCACCACCGGAGACCGCGGCGTAGGTCGGGGTCACACCAGCTCGTGTGATGGTCTGGGTTGTCAGGGTTGCCACGGGACTCTCCTCAGAGCTGCGCCTGATAGGTGACGGTGAACACCAGCCGCGCCTTCGATCCGCCCGATCCGATCTGCGGGTGGTAGGTGTGGCCGGAGACGTAGGACTTCATGACCGTGCCGCCCAAGGTCGGGTCGGTACGGATCGCGTCCGACGCCGCGGTCAAGAGCGTGTAAACGCGGGCGCGGGCGGTGACCAGCTCCGCGTTGCCGGCGGTCACGACCAGGGCACAGGTGACCGCGGCGCGCTCATCGAAGGTGCGGTTGAACGACATCCAGTCCTGCTCGGTCTGGATCCCGACGCCCTTGCCGTCGGCGTCGCCGCCGTCGAAGCCGACGAACAGCCACTCCGGGTTGGCCTCGTAGGTGACCTGTGGCCCGTCTACGACCTTGACGCCGGTAAACGCACCGGACGCCGCGAACAGTGCGGCGAGTGCGGCGCAGACGGTGCTCCCCTTGGCCATCAGATCCACCGCTGGTCGTAGGGTTCGATCAGGTGCTGGACCCGCAGCCACGGGAAGTCGACGCCGCGAGCGGCCGGCCGCTCATCGACGTCACCGACGACCGGCAGGTTCGCCGGGGCCTCGCCGAGCTGGGTCTGCCAGTAGTAGCGGATGCCTTCGAGCGCGGCCATCCGCAGATCGTCAGGCAGCGCCGAGCGGCCGGCGTTGTAGACGACGTCGTACCAGGCCGCATTGAACCATCCACCAGGCGTGAGCCATGCGATGGTCTGCGGACCCCTCAAGCCCACTTCAGGTGTCACGAACAGGGAGAGCGTGAGGGCGCTGCCGCCGACCGGCGTCACCGAGGTCAGCGACAGGATCGGCGTGATGTGCGGAGACAAGGACCACCCGAACCCGCGGACCTTGGCCGTGACCGGAGTCGAGGCCAGAGGTCCGCAGCGTGAAGCGATCGCGGCCTCGGCGCGGTTGCCGAACAGGGTCAGCTCGGCGTCGTTCGCTGAGGTCGTGATGTTCAGGTACTCCTTGATCTCCGCCACCGGGATGACACCCACCGCTCACTCCTCAGGTCGTGGTGACCTGTCGGAAAGTCGCCGTGCCCGAGACGACCGTGAGGCCGAAGCCAGGCAGGGCGGGCTCACCAGCGGCGGTCGTGCCAGCCACGGTGACCTCCAGCAGAGGACCGGTGGTGTGCTGGTAGCGGGTGCCCAGGGTCACCGCGGTCGCGGACGTCGGTGCGGCCAGCGCGAACAGCGGTCGACCGGTGTAGTCCGCGGTCGGCGTGCATGCGCGGCCGACGTAGTCGAGCGCGTTGCTGGCCGGGGTGACGATCTTCCGCCACAGGTGGTCGCGGAAGAAGTTGGTGACTGCCATCACTCCTCCTTGGGCGGCCGGCCGCGCCGCTTCGGAGCCTCGGGCTCCGGCTCGGGCTCGGCGGCTTCCTCGGCGGCTTCGGGCTGCGGCGGGTTGACCAGCTCGACGTGCTCCTTCAGGAGCGCTTCGAGGCGGCCCCACCCGTCCTTGCTGGGTCGTCCGTTGGCGTAGTAGCTCGACTCGTCAGGCTTCTCGCCGACGAGCCACGCCAGCGCATCCCAGTGCTCGGCCCCCGTGATCTGTCCGTCTGGCCAGATGAACATCAGCGCCACACCTCAGACGGCGTCGACGAATCGGACGGCCGCGGTCGACTCGATCGTGACCGGGGTGAAGTAGCCCGCGTAGGCGACCTGCACACCCAGGACCGACGGCTCGACCGCCTGGAGCTGACCGACCCGCTGCTCGAAGCACTCCACCGCCGACGTCGCGGTCAGGATGCCGATGGTGCCGGCCGGCAGACCGGCGGAGACCACGAGCGGGATGCCCAGCGGGTAGCCGAAGATGCCGTTACCGAACGTCGGCAGATCCAGGCCCGGCGCTACCGGGTTCACGTTGACCGGCGCGAACAGCGGTGCCCACACGCCGACCTTGTCCGGGCTGACGGCCAGGAAGTACCGGCCGACACCCTTCACGATGCCGTAGATGGTCGCGAGACCGGTCAGCAGCGAGTTCGCCAGATCCGCGACGGTCTTGGTCGTGCCGGCCGCACCCGGAAGCTCCGAGGTAGCGCCGAGCGTCGCCAGCAGAGCGCCGACAGTGGCCTCGGTCTGCACCGCGTACACCGCCGAGAGGTCGTTCACCACGGTGTCCAGCGCGTTCGGCGAGGAGAAGTCGATGTCCTGCCGCGACACGTTGACGTAGCCGCCGTAGGTGACGGCGGTACCGGTCAGCCGGGTGATCGTCATCTTCTGCGACGTCAGCTCGGTCTTCTCATCCGCAGCCCCACCGGCGGCGCCCTGCTTGGCGACGGTGGTGTGCTGGGTGACCTTCGGCCGATACCACGTGGCGGCCGTCATCGGCGCGGTGCCGAGCATCGTCACCAGCGGCCGGGAGCCGTCGATGAAGTTGACGACGTTACCGACGATCGGGTCGGGGACGATACCGAGGTTGTCGGTCGTCTTCTGGTGCGCCGCGGCGCGCTCGAAGACCTGCAGGCGCTCCTGCGCGCTGCGGTCATTCAGGTGCGCCTTCCACGTGTCCATCAGGTAGTGGCCGGGGGACACGTACTCGACGGGGCCGTGGTCGACCTCGGTGCGCAGCCGCGCCATCTCGCGGCCGACCTGATCGGCCCGCTCGCGAGCGGCCATGGTGCGGGTGCGGTTCTCGTACAGCAGCTCCAGCTGCTGCTCGACGTCCTGGATGCGGGACCGCGCACCCGTGGTCAGTTCGCGCTCGTTGTCGGTCATGTCGCGGTCGCCGTCCTGCGCGCCGCTGACGATGCCTTCGATGAACGCGGTCTTCTCGGCCAGTTCCTTTTCCAGCCGAAGGATCATGCTGTCCGAACCGGACATTGCTTCTCTCCGAGGGGCTCGGTGGATTCACGAGGCCCTCTCGGCAAGCGACCCCCCTGTGGGGGAAATGACCCTCTCGGTCGGCGAGCGCCCTATGGCGCTGGTGCCGCGTTTACACGCGGAGATTCACTTGGTCAGGAGTGTAGCGTGGCGCGACTTCAGATCCGAAAGGAACGCCGTCATCTCCTCCACGGCTGGCGTCGACGGCAGCGGCGGAAGGTCGGCGGCCATCACCACGAGCCCGCTGCCGTCGCGGACGTCGAGCACCTCGGCACCGCCGTAAGCCGGATCCTCGACGAACGACAGATGATCGACGAACGCCTTCAGCACACGCCGGGTCATGTTCGCCCGGTTCATCAGCACGTCCTTGGCCCACGCGCCGAAGCGGACACTCGCCCACACCATGTGATCGTCGGCGAGGCTCAGCACCTCGTCGCCCTCGTCGGTCTTGGCTGCCTGGACCTCGGCGACCAGGCCCTCGGTCCGCTCCGGCCACCACTGCATGACCTTCCCGACCGTGCGGCCGACGGTGTGCTCACGGTTCGCCATCACCGGCCGCGACCGGTTCTGGATACCCTCAAACGCGCCGCGTGCAAACGACTCCTTCCACGGCTCCCCGCGGAACGGCACCACGGCGACCTCAGGCTCGTACGGGACCGCGATGATCTCGATGATCCGCTGCCGCACGTTCACTTCGCCGATGCCGACCGCGGACCGGTCCTGCATGGGCGGCCGGTTCTCACTCACCTCAGTTGCCTCCTGTCAGCAACGATGCTGCTGTCCGACCATGGAACCGTTCCATGGCCCGGATCTCCTCAGCGTCTAGCGCCCCGACCGCCTTCAGGTCGACGTACGCCTTCGCGCGCTGCGGCAGCTCCGGCCGCGAGTATTCGTCGCGGTTCAGCTCGGAGGACTGGCCGCGCGGCAGCGCCCAGTTCGAGAAGGCCGTCATGACGTGCGTGGCCTTGGTGCTGAGGCTGGCCCGGTCGTGGTAGTCGAACAGCTGCGAGACGTTCGTGTAGGTCAGCGAGTCGCCGCCGGACGGTAGGCCCATCAGGAACGGCGGCACCCCGAGCTTGATGCAGATCCGCGCGTCCGTGAACTGCGCCAGCTCCAGCAGCGCCATGTCCTTCGCGGACGGCTGCGGCATTGCGTCGGCCTCGGTCTCGCCCGAGACCAGTGCGGGTGCGCCGCGAGCACGGGCGCGCGAATCCATCCACTGGTCCAGCACCTCGTCGGCCTCGTGCTTCTTGAGCCGGCGCTTGACCTTCAGGACGTACGGCGGCACGCCACCGGCGCTGGCCACCTCCTCGATCTGGCGCTGCAGGATCCCGGCCGCGGTGAGCCGAGCCCCGGCGGCTTCCAGCGGGCCGATGCCGTGTGGCTGGCCGACGTAGCTCTTGTAGCGGATGTGCAGCAGCTCGCGCCGCATCGGATCGGTGTTGAGTTCCACCTGGCCGATGTAGTAGCGGCGCCGCAGACCTTCCATCTCGACCTTGACTAAGTCCTTCGGCAGCACGAAGAACTCGGCCGGCCAGCCGGTGGCGTACCAGTCGGTGGCGAGCACGAACGCCTCACCCGTGTGGTAGTCCCAGAACATCTGCTTGGCGAACTCCGCCCACGACTCGTAGACGTCGGGGTGGGGGTTCTTGGTCCACGAAGGACCTGAGATCACCGTGTCACCGATGAGCCGGTAGACCGGCATCGCGGACAGGATCGAGGCGTTCAGGTCGATGCAGTCCCAGGCGGTGTCGATGAGCTTGTCGATCCCGGTCCGCCAGTCCGGCATTCCCCACTCCGCCGGCCAGCCCGACCATGGCGATGGTTGCAGAGTCGGCAGCGACCGGGAGTAGGTCGGGAACATGAAGTTCTCGTCGGTGGCGCCGTGCGGGTCGCCGGGGTGGTAGCCGGGTCCGACCGAATCGGGCACCGAGGGCGGGTTCGCGTTGGGCTTCTCCCCCGCGGCTGAACCGCCCTTGAGCCAGGACCAGAATCCCATCTCAGTAGATCGCCGGCATCGGGGCTGTTGAGCCGACGGCGATCAGCCGAGCGAGGATGACTGCTTCGAGCATCGACACGTCCGGGCCTCTCACGTCCAGTGCGCGGCGGTCACCGATCTTGCGCCAGCGCGATGCCAGAACCGCCGCGTCGAGTTCCTGCATGGCTCCGTGTGTAATCATGCCCGTTTCGACGGCGTCCGCGAAATCAGCCGACGCCTGGACCAGATCGTCGAGCGAGGTCGGGATCACGTAGACGCCGGCATCCTCCAGGTCTCGGATCAAGACACCGGCCATGCCCTTCTGGGCGACGGCCACCGGGATACCGCCGGCCGCCACCTGCGCGACGCGGGCCACCGATGCCGCCATGCCATCGCCGGTACGCAGACGGTCGACCGGGCCGACGAAACCGTCGCCGTAGGCGCCGAACGAGAACCAGGAGCCGCTCATGTCCGACGCGATGCCCAGCGCCTCGGGGGCCGGCGGCACCCGTTCGGTCACGAGGTCGTCCCAGCCCGGCAGGACGCCGCCAGCGCCACGTCGCAGCTGCCACCGGTTCAGGTACTGCGACTCGAATCCCCGCATCGGGTCCGGGTCGTCCAGCTCCGGGTCGATCTCGCCGCGGAGCGCCTTCTCGTACTTGCCCTGGATCAGCCGCAGTCTGGCCGGCGTCCAGTGCGACGACGCCTCGCGCCACGTCTTCGGGTCACCGCTATGGGTTCCGTCCGGCGTGCTCCACAGCATCAGCAGCTCGGAGTTCACGGTCATCGCGTCGGTGATGTGGGTGCGCATCAGCGAGGTGGCCTTGGTGTGCGCGGTCGAGGTGAGCACGATCTGCGGCGAGATGCGCTCCAGGATCGCGGGCTCCATGCCCTCGCTGACGGTCTCGGGGTCGACGGCCCAGCCCTCGTCGACATAGCCCAGGGTCGTGTCGTAGCCGTAGACGCTGTCGGTGGACCGGGCCAGCCAGCGGTGCTCGCCGTTCTCGATCGACTCGCGGCCGAGCGCGCGGATCACGTTCCAGCCCCGGCCCTCGGCCCAATGCCACGCATGCCGGAGGATCTCTCGGACGATCATCAGGTCCTTGCCGGTGTGGATCGCGAGCTGCGGTTCACCGAACAGGGTCGGGCCGACGTCGAGCCGCCACAGCGCCATGGAACGCAACCGCACCGACTTGCCGGAGCGGCGGGTCGCGGACTCGGTGATGCCCTCGAAGCACAGCGACTTGTCCTTGCGGTGTTCGAGCTGCCGCACGATCGCGAGCTTCTGCCACCAGCGCGGTTTGATCCCGAGTTCGGACTCGACCCATTTGATTGCCTTCGGCCCGTGTGAGCCGGTGGCCTCGGGGTGGACCGGTGTCATGAGCAACGGTGGCGATGCGTCGTCGGGGACACGCAGGTAGGGCTTGAGCCATGGCGGCGCGTTGGCGACTTGGGCCTGCCAGGTCATCTCTGGTCGGACCGGGCGACCACCGAACTCCATCACAGCCGCCAGCGACGAACCGCCGCCTGCCGTCCGATCGCCTTCATCAGTCCAGCGCGGCGGTTACCGCCGGCCGGGCAGTGTCGGGCGTATCGGTGTTCCGGCCCGCGGTAGAGGTTGCGGTCGTAGTCGTCGTGGCCGAGGTCCCATGGCTGGCCTGGCAGGATCGGCCGGCGGCACCGCCAGCAGTTGTAGGGCTCGCCGTGGTCCATGAGCCACTGGTACTCGGCTCGGAGGCGTTGGTGCCTGCTGCCGTATCCCCGCGCGGCCGTCTTCGCGAGCTTGGCCATAAAGCTCACTTTAAGGATGTGTCAAACGGGCAGCCGACCCCGACTCGAACGGGGAACCCACGCCGCTTTCGGCTGCCCTGGGATCCCGCGGCACGACGCCAGACTACATCCGGATCCGGTCGCGCTCGCGGGCTCCAGACGTCCGGTTGAAGGTCTCGACGATGAGGCCGTCGCGTGCATCAAACTCCATGTACGTGACGTTGCCGGGATCGTGGCCGATAGCGCGGATGAACGCGCAGACGTGGTCCCGTGTGGTGGCGGGCCTGGCCGGCGTCGGGGCCGGGCCGCGTGTAAACGCGGGGATGGTGCGGGTGTGGAGGCGTGGCATCAGGTCTTCCCTGCTGTGAGGTGTTCGCCGAGGGCGCGGTCGCAGTGTGGGCAGGCTTCCCAGCCGGCCGGGGTGCGCACCTTGCGCTGCTCGCAGTCCTTCTCTGTGCACATGCCGCAGAGGTCACCAAGGGGTTCGCCTACGGCTCGTTCCCAGATGGTTGGCCTACGGTCGTCAGCCATCAGTCGTCCTCGATGATCTCGAAGATGGGTGCTCGGGCAGCCGGCTCAAGGCGGATCGGGATGCCGAACAGGTAGCCGGGCTCGTTCCACCGACGCTCGACGACGGTTCGCGTGGTCACGTCTACCGCTCCTGGGTCGGACGGGTCAAAGGGAGAGACCGATGCCATGACGGCATAGCGGGTGTCGCTGTACTGCGCCGCCAGCGCATCGTAGGTCTCGCGGCACATCACCCACCGGACCTTGATCTGCTGCCGCAGATGCGCCGCGCCGAGCCGGTCGTATCCGCGCATGAGTTCCCGCATCGTCGGGACGTAGTACGACGTCGTCACCAACATGTTGCTCAGGGCACCGAGCACCGCCTCGATGACGGCATACGAGAAGCCGGCCAGCCAGAGGCGAGCCGCTGCCTGCTGGGCAGCGTCGTTGCGCCACTCGCCGGTGTCCGGTCGATCCGGTCGCTGCCGCGGCGGGTCCGGTGTCCAGCGCATCGCGTCGGCGCTGACGGTGCCGTCGCGGAGGGCGTTGTCGATCGCTTCGATAGTCGAGTCCATCAGTTTTCCCTGTATGCGCGTGCGCGGTTCGGTGGGTCAGGATTTAAGCCATCGGATCCATCGGTCTCCGTCAGTACGTCCGTACGTACGTACGTTGGATTCGGACTACCGATTCGGAGTGCGAGTGACCTGCGGTTATGTGCTGTGAGAGCGCTCTTGACCGATGGGGGGTCCGATATCGGAGTGCCGCTGACCTGCGGTTTTGTCTGAGCTGTCGATCGCTGCCGATCCGATCGGTGGACCGATTCGGTGTCCGATTCGGTAAGCGATGCATCACTTGCCTTTCTTGCAGAACTCACACTCGGGATCTGTTTTGCCCTTCTGGACGTGCCAGCGGATGTGGTTGCCGTATTGGCCGCCCTCGGACTTCTGCTGCCGAACGGTGTAGATCGCGTCGGCGAGCTGCTGCCGCTCGGCATAGTTGGGGATCTCGTATCCGCCCGTCACCGGCACCCAGAGCAGGTACTTGACCAGCAGGTCGGCGGTCGGCTTGTTGCCGTGGATCCACGGCAGGGCGGAGGCGGGGATCCGTCCATCGGTGCCGTGATTACCGGACCATCCAAGCGAGCACACAAACGAGAACGCGGCCTGCCACTTCTTCGGTGACGGGTCAGCGAGCAGGTTGAGGATCTTGTCGTGCGACGCGATGGACGAGTCGAGTCGCACCCAGGGCAGTGGCATCAGGCACCACCCTCCTCGGGGTGGTCGTCGGAGACGATGATCAGCCAGATGCCGTCGTTCAGCTCGTAGATGTTCCTGTTGTCCTTGACGTGCGCGCGGGCGATCTCGGCGGCGGTCATGACGGGCACGCCTGCGTTGACGAGCCGCGCCATGGTGCGCAGGATCTCAGCCTCCGGCAGCTCCAGACGGTGGACGCACCCGTACTTGGAGTCGAGCGCGCGCTCATGTGACCGCGGCCCGTGGCGGTACGGGATCGCCTGTATGTAGCCGGTGGCCGCCCAGTAATTGGCCTGCCGGTAGGTGATCCCGGCCTCGGCCGCCACATCTTTCAGCCGCGGCAACTCGGACTCCTGCACTGTCTCGGTCACGATGCCTTCTTCTGTCGAGCGCAGGCGGTGCAGCGGGAATCCCAGCGCCATTCACCACACGCAGGGCACCGGTCGATGCGGGCGTCGAGCCGCTCCCGCCATCTCCACAGCACACGCCAGTTCTCGCGGCCGATCATGCTGCACGCTCCCTGGCCTCAGTGCGGGCCTGGAGTCGTTTAAACGCATTGTTGACCGCGCGATAACTCACTCCGGCGAGCCGGCTGATCTCCTGCTGACTCACACCTGCCTCCATCCATGTGAACGCCTGGCGGAGAGTCACCTGGCCGAGCTGGTATCCCTCGACCGCATCCGTTGGCCGCTTCAGTTCCTTGTTCGTGACCGCCTTCCCGCTCGAAAGCAGCTGGCCGGCGACCACCCCGGTGAGCGGCCGATTGTGTCGATGGGAGTCATCTCGGTACTGCTTGCAAAGATCGAGGACGGGACAGGTCCGGCAGGCGCGGATGAGGTCGAGGAGCTGGTAACGCGAGTACTGATCGCCCGACCACAGCTCCGGATCTTCGGTGCAGGGCGCGGGCGTGCCGGCCTTGGCGGCGGCCTCCTGGGCGTCGCCAAGCAGCTGGTACGGCGTCCGGGGCATCGTGCTACTCCAGCGGCCAGGCGACCGCATCCATGGCCGCCAGGTGCGTCTTGGGCAGCGGGTCGTCGATGGGCTCGCCGAGGTGCCGGGCGCCCATGGCGGCCAGGACGAGGGCGTCGGCCTCGTCGTTGCCGGTGACATCGACCTGCGAATAGCGGCGGACCACGGCGGCCAGGACGGCATCCTTGCTGATCTGGCCCTTCCCGGTGGCGTACTTCATCCGCTGGCTCGGCGTGACCTCCACGACCGGTTTACCCTGGCCGACCAGCCAGGAGACGATCAGCCACCACATACCGGACCGGTCGTGCTGACTGCCGCCCTTGCTGCCGTAGGACGGACCCTCAATGAGGATCAGGTCGGCAGAGTCGCAAGGCCAGCAGATGTCCAGCCGCAGTTTGCGCAGCCGCTGGTCACGCTGCCACAGGGTGTCGGTCTTGTGGCCCTCGCTGGTGATTCGCTCGACCTTGGCGGTCCAGCCAGATACGGGGCCGACCTCGACGGTGGCGATGCCGGTCGAGGTGAGGCTGAGGTCCAGTCCCTTGACGATCATGTCGTGTCCTGCGGGCCGTTGCCGCCAGCAAGGAACTCGTAGTAGGCGCGCGCCGCCTCCAGCACGCGCTCGTGATCCGGCCGCTCGTCCTTGGTCAGGGTGAGGCGCACCGTCTCGACGGCGTCCTTCAGCGCGATCGCACGCCGGTCCAGGTACAGCCGCTCACGATCGAGCGCCAGCTTCTCGTCCCAGACGCGCTTGTCCAGCTCGAAGCGCTCCGGAGCGTTGGCGCTGGCCCCGGAGATCGCCTCGGCGATCTTGTATACCCCGCCCATGTCAGTCATGCCGAGATCCCGTGGAAGACCGGTGCGGCGACGCCCTCCTGGATCGTGGTGAGCACGTCGGCGAACGCCGTCCGCAGGGTCTCCTCGGGCCGGTCGAGCAGGTAGGTGAGGCTGAGCGAACCGGAGGAGATGTCGAACCGCAGCCGCGCCGTCACCAGATACTGCTCCGAACCCTCGAAGGGCTGGAGGCCGAGCTGGAACTGCTCGGGGATCTCGACGTCACCCTTCTTGCCGGCGCGGGCCTCGACATCCTCGTGCCACTGCAGCTGCACCTGGCCGGTGGACAGGTGGTGCGACTCGTCGAAGATGACGGTCTTGGTGGCCTTGAAGGTGCGGCTGATCTCGGTGAGCGTGGCGGCGTCGGGGTCGGTGACGTCGAGACGGTGGGCCTCGATGTGCTCGGCGAAACCGACCTGGTTGAACCGCTTCCCGTCCATCCCGGTCCATGCCGTCCAGGCCGGGGTGTTGTGGAGCTGCAGCTTGACGCGGTGCTCTCCCCAGCCCGGCCAGCCCTCGTGCGGGTGGGCGTCGAGGACGCCGATGATCTGCCGGCTGACGACGTCGGCCCAGACCTCAGAAGCGTCGGTGCCGTGCTTGGTGAAGTACCCCAGGAACGACTCGGCGTCGTGGACGGTGTACTTGCCGGTCTTCCGCTTCGGGGCGTCGCGGTGCTTGTCGCGCTCCTCCTCCAGATCGACGAGGTGGACGGCGCCGCCTGCGGGGGTAGTGACGGCGAAGAAGCGGCCGTCGGTATCGAGCTGGAAGGGCTCGGCCAGGTTGATGCCAGCGTCTACGGCGGCCTGCACGTCGCCGCTGGTGCCGGTGAGGACTGCTTCGGTCATGCGTTCCCTGCCTTCTGGTCATCGACCCGGCGCAGCGGCAGCTCGGGCTGCTTGGGGTCCTTGCGGGTGAGGTTGCCGGCGTGGTCGACGAACGCGACGGACGCGGGGCGGTCGTGCTCGGGGAGCTTCAGCTCGATCGCGTCGGTGACCTTCATGGCGTCGCCGTCGTGGTCGAGCGGCTCGACGACCACCTTCAAGATGAGGGTGCCCTTCTTGCCGGTGGCCCGGACCTTGGCGACGAGGTCGTGGAGCGCGTCACTGAGTTCGCGGTGGGTCTTGCCGCGGGCCTGCTCCTGCAGCCACGCGGCGAACGGCCGGACCTGCCGGTCGTTCTCGTCTAAACGCTCGGTCATGTGGATCCTCCTGTGTCTCGGTAACGGATCTGGGTGAGTCCGCCGTGGCCGTGGATAGCGATGGCGTCCTCGATCGAGCGCCACACGACGGTGGACGGGTGCTCGCCGTGCCAGGCGATGACGACACTGCCGTCGGTGTACTCGATGCCGTCGGCAACGATCCCGGTGCCCGAGACCTCGGAGACGTCCTTGTAGCGGACCAGGTCGAACTCGCGGCCATCTGCCCACATCAGCTCATCGGCGACATGACCGAGCAGGCGGGAAGTCGCGCTGCGGTTCATGGCTTGCGCCTCGCCGGCCGGCCGAGGATCCCGAGCTTGTCGAGCAGATCCTTCGCATCGGCTGCGTCGATCGCCATCGACGCGACCTTCCGGCGAGCACGATCGACCTGGGCATCGGTGAGCTTCTTGAACGCGGGGATGGTCTCCTGACCGTCCTTCAGGATCGGCGGGCCACTCATGGCACGCTCGCGATCGCGGCAGCTTTGGCGTCCTCGTGCGCCGCGCGCTTATCGGGATCACGCGGGTCGGCCAGCCGCGCCTTCCACGTGCGGTTAACCCGTCCGCGCAGCTGCGGCGGCACCAGGAACCAACAGGTCCGGCACATCAGCACGAACGGCCCAGGTGTGAAACGACCGCAACCGGTCGGACACGGGGTGCGCCCGAGATCATTCATGACTCCCTCCTCATCAGCTGGAGGCGGCGGTCGAGCAGGTCGTCGACCCATTCCCGCCAGCCGCCGGTGCGGTCCCGTGGGTGCGTCAGCCGCGCCAGGTGGAGACCGTGGTCGACGCCCTCCAGGCTGAACGACCCCGGCGGGTGATGGTGCCGACGTCTGCTCATGACTCCGGGTCCTCCGCAATCACCGCGATCGGCTCGGTGACCGTCATGTCGTCGGGGATCACGACGACGGCCGCGGGCCGCAGCGGCAGGAACGCAGTGGCCGGCACCCGGATCGCGAGCTTGACCAGGACCGTTCCACCACGCTGCTCGCGCGGCATCCTCTGCGTCAGGTTCACGGCCTTGGCGCTCCGCAGGACAGGCACGCCGTCGACCATGTATGGGCTCCACTCGGGCTCGACCTGCAGGTAGAGCGTCGCGGTGACGTGGCTTGGCTGGCCCATCAGTCGGGGACCTCCGTCGGCTTCTCACCGGCGAGCCACCGCTCGTCAGCCGCCTTCGCGTCCGGATCGAGCAGCTCGCCGTCGTGGATCACGCCGTCGGCATCGACCAGGTTCTCGGCCGGGACCTGCTGCACAACCGTCGGCGTGCCGGTGCGGCGCTCGTTCTCGGCCGCGACCGCGGCGCGGAGCTGCTCGCGGCGGTACTCCGCCGACGTCGGCACCCAAGGCTCCAGCCGGCGGGCCGCGGTCTTCCACCACATCGAGCGGCCCTGGAACTGCGGCAGGGCCTTGCCGGCGTCGAGCCGGTTCCAGGGCGAGTGATCTGACGTGGCGCCGTCGCTGTTGTCGCGGGCGGCCATGACGTCGGCCTGGGACAAGATGGCCACGCGGGAGACGGCGCCGGTGTTGAGGATGGCGTAGGCGTAGACGCCGACCATCGGGCCGCGGTTCTCGGGGTGCCACATGTCCCAGGAATGGATCGGCCGGTCGGTCATGCCTTCGACGAAGCGGAAGTGGTCGTGCTCGCAGACCTCGCGGACGATCACCGACGAGACGGCACCGGAGCGGTACATCCGCTCGACGATGCCGCGGTAGCCCTCGATGCCCTGGACCTCGGTGCGGTTGTTGTTCTTCTTGTTGCGCCGCGGGATGAGGTAGAACTCGTCGGTGCCGGGCTGGTGGCCGAGCGACGCACAGCGCAGCATCGCGTTGGCGAAGGCGCCGGGGTTGTTGTTGGCCGCGGTCATCAGCGCCGGGTCGCGGTACAGCGCGGCGGCGGCCAGACCGACGAACTGCTTGGCCTCAATGTGATCCGGCAGGATCACGGCGAACCGGTCCTGATAGGAGCGCAGCAGCACGACCGGCTGCGGCTCCTGGGTGGCGACAGCGCTGGTGACGGTCTGGTCGGTCATCAGTCCTCGACCCCCAGCCAGCCGAGCAGCTCGAAGACATTGGGCGCAAGGAAGTCGGCAGCCCGGTACATCAGCTCCGGTGTGACCGGGTCGTCGAGCAGGATGGCGGTGCGCTTGTGCTGGCCGATGGCGTACCCGAACTCCAGGTGTGCGGACCGACCGCAGGGCAGCACCAAGATCACGGTGTCGGCCTTGTCGAGTGCGGCCATGTCGGTGACGAAGCCCTCGATGGCGCGCGGGTGCTCGATCATCTTCAGGTAGTTGTCGACCGATTCACCTTCGGTGAACGGCGTTCCGCCGATCTGCTCCCAGCCAAACCCCGCGCCGTTCGGCGGGTTGCGGAAGTCGTAGCAGTCAATGCCGGCGGCCCGCAGGGTGTGGATCACGGCCGGCTGCATGGCGCACCGCCAGGACGACGCGACGTAGACGTAGCTCGGTTTGGTCATGCGATGGACTCCTCGGTCTCTCGGATGCGGGTGCGTGGCGCGTTTACACGCGGGCGCCAGTCGCGTAGGTGTGGCGGGGCGCCGTAGCCGCTGGCTTGTCGGCGGGCGACCTTCACGCCGACACTGGTCTTCGCGCCGTGCCGGCCGCCGATCTCGTCGAGCACCACGGATCGCCAGTAACGGCGGTTGACCTCGGCCTCGTGATAGATGTCCTCGGCTCGCCAGTAGTGCGCTGCCAGGTCGTCTTCGACCACGACGTCGCCGGGCTCGATGTCGGGGTGCCGGTCGCGCAGGACCTGGTGCGTGGTCGAGTGGCCGTCGATGTCCGGCAGCACGTCGTTCTCCACGTCATCGAGGAAGGACCGGCCGGCGGCCCGCATGAGGTCGAGATCGTCGCGGGCCGCGTCGTCCATCTCCAGCTGGTATTCGCGGTAGTCGCTGCCGCCGAACAGGACGGCGACATGCCAGCGGTCAAGGCCGGTGACGTCCATGGCCCAGAGGACCTGGCAGCGGTAGTGGACGGGGATCTCGTCGGTGCCGGGCTCGCCCCATCCGTGGTCGTAGCGGTCGCACTTGGCCTCCAGGCCGGCGGTGGTCTCCCAGCCGCAGTCGATGCACAGGCTCTGCAGCAGCGCGTCCGGTGTAGCGACCTGCCAGTCCCGTTCGCTGTGGGCGTACGTGCCGACGCGGCGCACCTTCAGGTCGGGGTGCTCGTGGGCGAACCAGTCGACGACCGGCCGCTCCAACATCCGGCCCCACCGCATCTCATCCACCTCGGGCTGGACCCAGCCGCCCTTCTTGATGTGCCACAGCGAGAACCTCGACAGCCACGGCGACAGCCCGAGCACCGCGGCGACCTCGCTACCACCGAGCCGGGTCGCGCGGGCCTCGTGCCAGGCGCCGGTGTGCGTCGCCGTGGCCGGCAGGATCAGCCTGCCGGCCGGCGTACGCAACCCGCGCTGGCGTTCGGTCACTCGACGGGCTCCGACTTCCACCAGGACGGCAGCTTCCCGCCGCCGCGGCCACGGTTGATGATCTGGACGGCCGCAGCAGCGACGCAGTGACCCTTGGGGTTGCCGGTCGAGCGGCGCAGCACATCGGCCGCGTTGAGCAGACCATTGACGCCGCCGTGGGCCTTGGACAGCTGGACGACAGTCTTCACGTCGTCGATCTGCCCGTTGTACCGGCTGCACAGCAGACCGATCCCGTCGATGACCGGCGCCTCGAAGCCGGCCGTGCCGTAGGCGTCGCGGATGAGCCGCAGCGTGCGGGCGAGCACGGCCGCGCCGTCGCGGTCATACACGCGGCGCAGCGTGCCGACGGCACGTACACCACCGTCGATCCGATCGGCCGTGACGCTGAGGCCCTGGGCGCGGACGATCCGGTCGATGTCGGTCTCGACGATCCGGCCGGCCTGGACGCCGACGCGGAACTTCGCCAGCGCGTGCACCTGGAGGACGTCGTTCAGCTTCAGGAACCGTTCGGCCTCCTCCTCCTCGGTGAGACCGACGTACGTCCAGCACTGCAGCTGGTCCTCGACGAAGCCATACGCCTTCAGTGCCTCGACGCGGTGCTGTCCGTCGATGATCCAGAACCAGCCGTCGCGCTCGTTGACGGTGGGCGTGCCGATCTGTTCGAGGTCCAGGTTGGCGACGATCGCATCGACGCGGGCCTGGTTGAGTTCGCGCTGGGCGAGCGAAGATACCCGCATCTTCGGGATCGGCACCCACCGCAGACGCGCTTCACGTTCGACCTTCTTGGGCGGCGCCGGGGTAGGCTTCTTGTCGGTCATTCGGTCACCTTCTTGAGCTTCTTGCGGAACTGGTTGAGCACCTTCAGCGACTCGTCCAGGGAGGTGGCCCAATGACCCACCTGGGCGACGTCGAGGTCTTCGTAGTTGATGAGATCCACGCCGATCGCCAGGCCGGCCAGGGCGTTGATGGTCTCGGCGGCGATCCGGTTCGAGTCGTGCCGGCGTGTACGGGCGATGCTCTTGTCGGCGGGGATTTCGATGCCGTACTCGCGGGCGAGTGCGCTGATCTCCGACACCCGCGTATAGCCGAGCTGGTCGAGCATCTGACGGGAGCTGTAACCCTGGCCTGCCAGCTCGGCAAGCCTGTCGGCCTTCTGCTTGCGGCTGAGCTTGCTGTTGGCCGCCTGCTGCCCGTTGACCTTGCGGACCACGTTGGCCCGGCTCAGGTTCCCCTCGGCCTTCGCCTCGTCGATCGACGCCTCGAACGCCGTGTCGGTGACACCGTCGGTCACCGCGTAGATGTCGCTCAGCTCATCGGGTGCGGCATAGTCCGTCGGCCGCGGCTTGGACATCGCCTCGGCGACGTCGAGGCGATCCCGGCGGCCCTGATTGACCTCCCGATGCATGGCAGCGCGACGGGCCGCCTCGACAGGTGTCTCGATGGTGCCGGCCTCCTGGCCGCGGCGGATCGCGACACCAATCCCACGCTCGGCGCGGCGCACAACCTCACGGGCGGCCGTTTCCGCATCGTGGCCGAGCTGCTTCTGCGCGGTGTAGACGCGGATCGCCTCGGCCTGCGACTTGGTCTCGACGATGGCCTCGATGTCGCCATGCTCCAGCGCGTCGGTCAGCCACGCCTTGGCCCGCTCGCACGCCAGCACGACGTACAGCACCGGGTCGGCCTTGGCGTCCAGGCTGGTCGGGTCGTTGGCCAGCAGGGCAAGCTCAGTCATCGTCGGGCTCCTCGTGGCGACGACGGGGCGGCACTAGAGCGCAGGTGGGATCCGCCAGTCTCGGCGGCAGCATCCGCGGTCGGATCCGCCCCGTCGTCGGGCTCCTTAATGCTGCAGCTGTGACAGATGGCCTGCTCGCGGCCGTCGAGGATGATCAGGTAGACGTCCTCGCGGACGTCGACCAGCTCGTCGCACAGCGCGCAGTCGACCTCGGCCACGCAGTCGCAGTCGGCCCATTCGCGGGGGCCGTGGACCGCCTGGCCGCCGCGACCGCCGCACCGGCCGCAGTTGGCGCGGTACGTCGGGAGGGGCTCGGTCGCGGCGACCAGGTTGCTCATGTCGCGCTACTTGTTCAGCTGTGGGACGTTGAAGGGCAACGGCTGCGTCGCGTACACGTAGTCGAGGTTCGTCTTGACCAAGGTGCCCTCGGTCGTGAAGAAGAAGATGCCCGGCTCGTTCTCGCCGTACGTCAGGTTGTCGCCCGGTGCCGGGTAGGTGAGGTTGCCACCGCCGGAATCAGCGTGGTGTTCGACCAGCTCGGTCGTCGTCATCTGCGACTGGTTCGAGCTGACCTTGCCCTTGATCGTGTAGTAGCCGAGCACCTTGCCGAACGACTGCAGGTACACGTAACCGAGCGCGTCGGGCTTGTTCTCGGCGCGCAGCAGGCGCAGCAGGTTCGCGCGTTCGAGGGTGCCGTTCTTGAACTCGTTCGCCGGGTAGGGGATCGCAGCTGCCGCGTCCTTGAATGCCTGCTCGGTCTGCTGCTGGCCGGATGCCTGCGGGCTCGCAGTCGGCGTCTCACTGCACGATCCCGCGCCGAGCAGGATCGCGAGCAGGGTCGCGAGAGCGGCTACGACGGCGGCGCGGCGAAGCCGGTGGCGGAGCCGGAGCCGGCGGGGGCGTGCGTGCCTGGCCTGTGATGTCACTTCGGTGTCTCCTGATTCTGTGTGCGCTTGCAGTCGGATTCGGGCTTGTCGGTGCCG